GACTTAACATATTGGAAGTTGAAATACGAATGAATATACTAGTAACAGGCGGTCTTGGCCTCATTGGACACAACGTAGTAGCTAACCTACAACAACAAGGGCATAATGTTGTCATTACAGATACTCGTACTACCTATGGTATCATCCCCCAAAATGAAATTGATTATCTAATGACTGAACGACTAAAAAAGATTCAGTCAGGTAAAATACATGCTGTGGATATTATTAGTGATAGTATTGATTGGTTGTTTGAAAAATACAAGTTTGATATCGTAATACATATGGCAAGCTTCCCTCGACAAAAAGTTGTTAATGCTAATCCTAGATTAGGAGCACAAACAATGATGGAAGGTCTATTAAACTTATGCGAAGCAAGCAAAAAACATAATGTAAAGAAGTTTGTTTACATTAGTTCAAGTATGGTATACGGAAATTTTACTAATGATGTGACTGAGGATTATGATTGTAAACCTCAAGGTCAATATGGAATTATGAAATTAGCAGGAGAACATCTTGTCAAAGACTACAGCCGTCGTAATTGTTTTAGTTACACTATTGTCCGCCCTAGTGCAGTATATGGTCCGTTAGATGTAGAAGATAGAGTTATTGCTAAATTTATGCTTACTGCAATGCGTGGTGGAGTATTGAATGTCAATGGTGCAAATGAAACATTAGACTTTACATATGTTGATGATGCCGCAGATGGCATTGTTGCAGCCGCATTGAGTGATAATACAAATAACAAGACCTACAACATCACCAAGTCACATAGCAGAACATTACTTGATGCCGCAAACTTAGCAGTCAAGTGTGCAGGTAAAGGCATAATTAATGTCAGAGACAAAGACGCAGACTTCCCAAGTCGCGGTGCATTAAACATTGATGCGGCACGTAAAGACTTTGGGTATGATCCTAAAGTAGATGTAGAAGAAGGCTTTGAAAGATATTATGAGTGGCTTAGTAATAGCGCATTTTGGTCTAGCAAGACAGTATAAGAATATAGGCGAAGAGTTACTAGATGCAACTCACCGTGCCCTTAAAGATGGACAACTTGTAGGTGGACATTATACACGTTCGTTTGAAGAATGGCTAAAGCATCGTACTAAAACAAAGTATGCTGTCATCGTACATAGTGGCACACAAGCATTAGAAATTATTGCTAGATATAAAAAACAGAAGCACTTAGAAACATTTAAAAATAATCCCAAGATTCGTATACCTAATTTAACTTATCCAGCAACACTGAATTCAATATTAAGTGCTGGATGGGATGTGGACTTAGTTGATACCGATAATAATGGCATTATTGATGTAGAGAATAGTCTAAAAGGATATACATGTGTCATGGGATATGCAGGTCGTAAACCCTGGCCTATTGCAGGTTACGCTACTGCAAATGCTGTTATTGTAGACGGAGCACAGCATTGGTTAGTATGTGATGGTGATGTTGGTAGTGGTATGTCAATTAGTTTTGATCCCACAAAGAACTTGCCTAGTTCAGGTAACGGTGGTGCGATTGTCACCAATGATCCACAATTATATCTATACGCCTCAACGTACAGAGACAACAATAAGCCAGCGTTCCATGATGTAGGAACTAACAGTAAGATGAGCGAACAGGATTGTGCTCAAATTTTGGTTAGAGCAAAGTATATAGATGAATGGCAGAAACGCCGAGGTGAGATAGCAAAATACTGGTGTGATAAATTCAAAGAATTACCAATGAGGTGTTTATCAAATACACTGGATCCGCATGCACATCAGAAGTTTGTTATATATATGTCTGATAGAAATAGATTACAATCACATTTAAAAGAACGGGGAATAGATAGTAAAGTTCATTATGAATATGTACTAGGTGATTTGCCTATAGGGTACGATTTAACAAAGCCGGATTTACTAAGCACAAGTGTAATGCTTTCTAGGGGAGTATTAAGTCTCCCTATGTATCCAGAGTTAACTGATGGTGAAATAGATTATATTGTAAGTAGAGTTATAGAATTTTATAAATAGTTAATGAAAATATTCCCAATCAAAGTAGAAAAAGCAACAAAAGCAGACTATAAATTTATTGAATGGAAAATACATAATGTATGCAACCATAATTGTAGTTTTTGCGGCAACCAACATAAAGACGGAAGTCAACGTTGGTTTAGTTTAGAAAAATACAAAGAATACACTGATAAATTAGTTGAATCCTGCGGAGATATGCCATTTTGGATTCAAATTACAGGTGGTGAACCTACTTTATATCCTGATCTTATTCCTTTATTAGCATATATGAAGTCTAAGGGAGCAATGATAAGTATGATATCAAATGGTTCACGAACTATCAGGTGGTGGCAAGAGTTACAAGAATTGAAAATAATAGATTATTTGTTTTTAACATACCATAGTGAACAAACAAATAATTATCATCATATTACAGAAGTTGTGAATTTATTTCATGATGACACCACTGCAGTAATATGTTTAATTACTCATGTATATAATACTTTAGATAAGGCATTTGAAGCACAAGAATATTTAATTGAAAATACCGGAGCAATTATAACACTTAAAGCAATGATGATAGGAAATCAAGATATATATTCAAAGTATACAACCAAACAAATAATTAAATTAAAATCTGAAAATTGGTTACCCGGAAAAAATAGAGATACTAAAGTAAAATCTTTAATAGAACCTAAATATAAAATAAATCACACCTTAAAAATAACATATAACAACGACCTTTCTTATAATATTGATCCTCAACTATTGATGAAGCAACAACAAAATAAATTTTTAGGATGGGATTGTAATATAGGATCATTTACTATGAGAATTGATCATGATGTTATATATCGAGGTGTATGCGAACAGGGTGAAAAACGCAGTATATATGACAATATATCATTTATTGATAACTATATACCCTGTAAAATTGAACAATGTTTTTGTGGTACGGATATGATAGCAACTAAAATACTTCCTGAGAGCAAGTATCCCCTGGCATAAATAAGGATACTATGTGGATACTATCAATACTACCCGACGCCGCAATACATTTAATCTTTATATTAGGTATTTTGGGCACACTTGCAGGATTCGTCCTAGGATTTATTCCTTTTGTCAAAGCCTATCAATTTGCTATACAAGTTTGTAGCATTATTGTACTTGTCTTTGCTGTCTATCTTGAGGGCGGATTGGCTGACTCTAAAGAATGGGAACTTAGAGTCAAAGAGATGGAAGCTAAAGTTGCACAGGCTGAAGTACAATCCGCTAATAAGAACATTGAGATTCAAGAAAAGATTGTAGAAAAGACTAAAGTTATCCGTGAAAAGGGCAAGGATATTATCAAGTACATTGATAAGGAAGTAGTCAAAAAAGAGGAAGTTGTCAAGTATATTGAAAACTGCCCTGTACCTAAAGAAATTATAGATTTACATAATCAAGCTACTGAGTTGAATAAGGCAGCTACAAAATGAAATATCTTTTAGTTGTTCTATTATTAGCTGGTTGCACAACTACTGTTCCAGTAAAACAAAAGTTCCCAAATTCTACTCCTGAACTTATGAAAAAATGCGAAAGTCTTAAAAAGATTGAGGGTGATAAAGTAGCAATTACAGACATGCTTAAAGTTATTGTACATAACTATTCACTATACCACGAATGTTCAACTAAGGTAGATGGATGGCAAGATTGGTATAACGAACAGAAAAAGATATTTGATAACGTAAAATAATAGCATATTATGAAATATTTGATATTATTGAGTGTATTGTTGGTTGGCTGTGTTACCAACAAAGATTTTGAGTTATATTTAGAAGCACAGAAATCCATAAGTAGAGATGCTACGATGAGTGAAGCGGCACGAATAAGTGTATTGATTGACTTGACAAAGAGTTCTGATAACCAAGTAAAAATGGAAGCAATCAGAGCATTACAAGAGATCCAGCGTAGTAAAACCCCTATAGTTATAGAAGCTCCAAAGAAGAATTGGTTCGGCTTTTGATAAATACTCTATAGGTCTAGGATTTTACATGTCACAAGAATTTATTGATACGGGCAGTCAACCAAGTAATGGTAATGTAGACCCATTGGGTACTACCTTTGCCAATCTCAGTAATAATTTATTTTCTTTACCAACTAGCAATGTTACAACAGTAGTTGAAGTAATTAATCCGACAAACCAAGCTGCTCAGACTGGCAATACGAATAATCTTAATATAGGTAATGTTTATATTACTAATAGATTTGATAGTAGAGCAAACAACCCGGTACTTATTAGACAAAAACAAAGAGTTACTCCTCTCCCTGAAGCAATTCCTACAACTCTTACAGCAATAGATGCTCCTACTAATGCATTGACATTTGGCCCGTACGGCAACCAAGAATATATTAACATTGGTGAAACACCCAATGATGGCAATGGTGATCCTTTAAGAACAGCATTTGGTAAAATTAACAACAATTTTTCAAATCTATTTTTTACTACTACAACTACCAGTACAGCGTATACGTCCGGAAATGCTCAGAATCAAGTTATATTAGTAGTTCCTGTAACAAGTTTTTATCAGGGTGAATTTCAAATTCGTTCAAGTGATTCAGGCACACCTGACATGCAAGATATTACCCTAACTGCTAGTATCACTAATAATCTAGCTGGTGTAAGATTTAGTGGACATTCAACCTTATTTGAAGGTAATGCTATTTGTAGATATGATATGGATGTAGTAGCCGGTAATGTTAGAATTTTAATAAATCCTCTATTAGATATAGGAATTGAACATTTTATATCAGCCTTTGTAACTTATCCTGCTGACGTAGTGGTATCAGGAATTGAGATTTCATTAGACGGTTATGCTAATGGTTATTTAATGGGAACCGAAGACGGATTAATATTAACAACGGAATCAGCATGAGAGCAAAAGAATTTATAACTGAACAAAGAATGGATCAAATCCATGATTTAATGGATGTGGTTCGTCTTAGTTTGCCTGGCACCTATAAACTAGATCAATTAAAGAATAACGATTTTTATCCTATATATAGATTTGGTGTAGCAATAGCAGATGTTCGTGGACATCAGGCTGATGACAATCCCGGTAACAAAGGACTTAATCCATACAAGCCGGACTTTCATGCAAGTAGTGAGTGGGGTGAGAATCAAGTTGTCTCCGGTTTCGATCCTACCTTAAAGGATGTGATTGAAAAAGCATTGAATAAAATTCATAAGCCGGGAATCACTACTGTAAGCACAACGGGTAGTGAAGAAATGGGCGATACTAATACACAATCATTAGTAAAACCATTCAAGGGGTATAAAAGAAAATGAGAGCAAGTGAATTCATATCCGAAGCTACAGTTGGTACCATAGGAAATAGAAAACAAATGTCTACTAGAGGTTTACATAAGTTTCGTGATGTTGACGCAGCCGACCGTATATATGAGTTAAACAGAATAATGATGGCAGCAGCCTCAACCGATGGTACTTTTGTGCCAGATATGGATGGTGAAAGTTGGGCAGGAAGATATGATGTTGCCGCACCTTACACCCAAGAAGAAAATGATATGTTAATGATGGCATACAAAGCAGCCGGATCGGAATATCACGATTTAAATAAAGGTGATATGAAAAGTAAAGAGTTAGATAGTACTAATATTCAAAGTATTGCCAAACCATTTAAAGGTTATAAAAGAAAATAATTTGAGCTAGATCAATCAGTATAAGTAATTATATCAAATTACAGGGATTTAAATGATTGATATTAACAATACTCTAGACTTAGTTAAGCTTAAATTTTACAACGAATGGTTATATACCGCACATATATATGATGAGGGTGATAGCCAAATGCATTGCTACTTGACAGCCAACATAGTTACAACATATATAGACCCTATAGCATTACCCAAAGATGCAAAAATTATTGATTTGGGTTGTGGTCCAGGATATTTCTTAGATGAAATGAAAAAACGTGGTTACACTGACCTTACTGGAGTATCACTAAGTCCAGGTGATATTAAAATATGTGAAGATAAAGGTCACAATATTAAAAAATATGATATGAGTTTCTTACCACAAAAAGAAGGATACTATGATGAAAGTGTAGACTTTATATTTTTACGACAATCACTAGAACATAGTCCTTATCCTATTTTTAGTTTAATGGAATATAATCGTGTATTAAAACACGGTAGTAAAATTTATATTGAAGTTCCCACACCAAATAATATACGTAAACATGAATGGAATCCAAATCATTATAGTATTCTAGGAGAACAACAATTGGGTGCTCTCATTGATAGGTGCGGATTTGTAACTGATAAGTTTGATAATTTTAAATTTGAGTTAAAGGTACCTGTTGATGATGCTATTCCAGTGGATGCAGCAGATGACTCTACCTTTAAAAATATAACAGAGGAATTCTATTGTATTGTTGCTACTAAAAATAGACCGTTAGATATCAAATAACATCAAGCACTCTTAGGAGTGCTTTTTAATACTATTCCTAAGTTGCTCATATAAATACTTGTTATGAGTAATACACCATCACTAGTAAAGAATCCTTATACTAAAACAGTTTTTAAAACTGATAAAGAACTACAGGATTTTATTAAATGCTGTGATCCAGATACCGGTTATCTATACTTTATGGATAACTTCTTTATCATACAACACCCTACTAAAGGGAGTATGGTTTATCATCCGTGGTCCTATCAAAAACGATTGATTGAAACCTATCATAATTATAGATTTTCAATCTCATTGATGCCACGCCAATCAGGTAAATCAACGTCGGCAGCAGGATATCTACTTTGGTATGCTATGTTTGTCCCGGACTCTACTATCTTAGTTGCGGCACACAAATATACAGGTGCTCAGGAGATTATGCAACGTATTCGTTATGCATATGAAAACTGTCCTGATTATATCAAAGCAGGGGTAACAACTTACAACAAAGGCTCATTAGATTTTGAGAACGGTAGTCGCATTGTATCAGCAACAACTACTGAAAATACAGGTCGTGGTATGTCTATTACACTATTGTATTTGGACGAGTTTGCATTTGTTAGACCAAGCATTGCTAAAGAATTCTGGACATCTATTACTCCAACATTGTCAACTGGTGGTAAAGCTATTATTACAAGCACACCAAATAGTGATGAGGATCAATTTGCTTATATTTGGAAGGGTGCTAACAAGACAGAAGATGATTTTGGTAACACAACAGAAATAGGTGTTAATGGCTTTAGAGCATATAGAGCGCATTGGAGTGAACAACCAGGACGAGATCAAAAGTGGGCAGATGAAATAAAAGCACAGCTCGGTGATGATCGTTTTAACCGAGAAATTGGTTGCGAGTTTATTATTGCTGATGAGACATTGATTAATCCAAATACATTGATAGCTATGGAAGGTATAGAACCTGTAAATCGTATAGGACAGGTTCGTTGGTATGAAAAACCTAAGAAAGGTAATATCTATTGTGTGGGATTAGACCCAAGTCTTGGTACAGGTGGAGATCCTTCTGCTATACAAATCTTTGAAGCAAATACCACTACGCAAGTGGGTGAATGGAAACATAATAAAACAGATATCCCTAGTCAAATAAAGCTAATAGCACAAATAAACAAATATATAGCAGAATGTACAAATGAACCTAACAATATCTATTACAGTATTGAATGCAACGGTATTGGAGAAGCCGCTATCATATCATTAAATGAATATGGGGAAAGCAATATCCCGGGTATTTTTATTAGTGAGGCAGGTAAAGGACGTAGAGGATTTAATACCACTAATAAAAGTAAACTAGCAAGTTGTGCTAAGTTCAAAACATTAGTTGAAAGTAAGAAAATGACTGTAAATAGTCGTAGTCTTATTAGTGAAATGAAAGCATTTGTAGCACATGGTGGTAGTTATGCTGCCAAAATAGGGGATACAGATGATTTGATAATGGCTAGTTTGTTAGTGACACGTATGTTACAGCATTTAAGTGACTATCACGTTAATTTAGAGACACAGATACGTGACCATGATGAATACATAGCTCCTTTGCCCTTCTTTGCGGTCATAAGCTAAGACATAAAAGATAAATACAATATGGCTAAAAATCAAGAATCAACCAACCGCTCATTATTTGAACTATTACGTAGTAGAGGGTATGCCCCCACACTACTAGATACTTCTGGTAAAGAAATTCCAGTCCCAGAAGAAGCAGAAGTCTTTCAGTTTAAGTTTACTAAAGACGGAGAAGAATACGGTACAGTAACAGCATCTATTGATGGATTACATAAATTAGTAATTTACTTTGGTGATGATGTTGCTAATAGTGCTAAGGGTGAAGGTACAGACGATGATTGGTTTGATTTTATCAAAAAAGTTAAGAAATTCAAAAAATCTAAAATAAAAGAAAGTAGTGGTGATGACTCATGGTACAAACTATTGAATCATTTAAAGCGTTTTGCACAGCAACATCAATTGAGTTTTGAAGTTAAAAATAGAGACCATTTAAAATATGATATGGCAAAAAGGGAACATATGAAAAAGCAAGAAAGAATAT